TTGCAAAGTCCCAAAACAGGTAAAGTTTTCAACGTTTGTCGAGCTTCCATGTTTTGATAAATTGATTTTAAAATTACCTTCAATTCCGTTATACGGCATATACCCAGTGGGGTTATCTACTTGTATTCCCATTGCGACAGACTTTTTCCCAAAGTAAATTCTATCAGGGACCGTCCTACCCGCCGAGTAAACCGGATTGATTTCGGACGTATAGCTATAAGTAGCTTCGAGAAAATCGTTTATTTCTCCTATCTTAACGGCGGAAGTATTTTCAAAAGTTATATTTTTACAATTTAGAATTTGCTCTTTTGGGATTTCTTCTTCTGTTTGAGTAAAGCCCCCGTCTAGATCATCAAAGAAAACAACAGTAGAATTCGCCACAACGGGCGAGTTAGGAGAAAACTGTAGGGTGTAATTAGCAAGGTAACCGCTTGTAAAAGTTAACCCGCCGAAGCTTCCGGTTATAATACTCCCTTCATTGCTTCTGTCATCGGATCCTCTTAGTTCTCCTTGACCGCCTATGAAAGTTTTTATCTTATCCAAGTCCCCGGTTAAGTAATGAGAAAACGAAAGAGTCGAGCCCATCCCATTAGAAGCAAAATAGTTTCGGGAATGCCTTTCCCCTGCGTCATACCTAGGGTCAATTGAAGTCGCTAGATCCAAAGAGCACTGAGTCGCTAGGATGTCGACCTCGTTTAAAGTAAGCTTTATGTTTTTAGCGGCAAAAATCATTAATAGAAACTCCTTATAGTTTTTTCGGTTTCCGCGACTCCATTAGAACTAACTCTTAGTTGAGTACTCATTAAAACAGGGTTTTCCATATTAACAGAAATAGTATTTTTATTATCTATACTTTTTACGTCTAAGTGAAATTTTTCAGACTTACCAGTAAAAGCAATTCCCGTTTCATAAACATTTTCCATCAACCTCGCTTCCTCTGTGGCTGAATGGTACAAAAACGTTGAAGGAAACTCTTGTCCAAGTTTATAAACAGGCTCATAATTAAAATTTATAGAGTAATTGACCGACTTTAAAATACCCGTTTCGTCAGAACTTGTGATCGTAGCCGGAGACTGAGCAGTCATAAAAGAAGAATAAGCCGAGTGCCCCACCCCAGAAGCCAAAGCCGAAGCCGGACTCCTAAATAAAGATTGAGCCTTGAGCTCTCCAGACGCTGGAATATTTTCTCCCGAGCCAAAAAGCTCAAAGTTAACGCTGCATTGAACAGGGGCGTAAGGTTCAAGAGAAACGGAGTAGGAAGTCAGCAACCCCTCTCCGCTTATACCGCCGAACACCAAAGACACACCAGAAGATTGCGAAGCCTTTGTTGTTTTGAGCCCACTTGCTACGCCGTTTATTATATTATAGTCGCCCTTCGACTTAAACCTTTCGTTAGTAATACCTGTAAGAACAGGGGTATAGGAAAAAGAGACACTCGCAGTCCTAGCTCCTTGAGGGGTCTGCTCCGCAACTCCCTTTTTACCAATTGAGTAAACTGGTTGCAAATCCGCAGTTTCGCTAAGAGAACAGTCGTACGCTAAGATTTTTTCGGTCCGAGAACCGTACCGAATCGTCAGCGGAATTTGATCATATCTTATCGAAGCCATTTTTCTATTTTACACTCTTAATACTGTTCCTTTTAAAACAAAGCTTATTTGCACGTTCCCGTTCATATCTGACTGATACTGTTCGGACACTAAAAGCATATTCCTAAACGAGAAGGTTTTGATGTTTTCCGTTGAGTTGTTTTTGTTTATAGATATAGAAACGTTCCTAAAAGAAGTTTCTTCCGGGACAAATCTAATATTTTTTATTTTATAATCATCTGCGTCTATTGAAAACTGCATCGTTATATCCAAAGGGGATTCAGAAACCACTTCGGATGGGGTTTTATCGTTAAAAGCATAAACAGCAGTTCTTGGTGTTTGAATATCTAAAGAATAACTATTTACTCTATTTGTATTGAATTCGTCTAAATTTATATTTATTGAGTTATAGCCAGCTATTTTTAATTCCGTATCATGAGGAGTTATTGTTTCAAAATTTAAATAATCACCTGTCCCCATTTCTCCGTAAATGTCAGCGCCCATGCCTAAAGACGGAATCTCTCCTATAGAACAAGAAGAAGAATAGGAGGTCAAGTAAGCCTCTGTAAATTTAACGTTTTGGTTTTTATAGTCCACCTGACCGCTAAACGGAAGTTCTCCTGTGAACTGTATAAAGAAATCGTCATAGACCATTAAGCTATTTGCTTGAATAGACGCTGTCTGAGGGGCTCCGGGGGCATAAATAACCTTATTGAGCCCCAGCGTCGTGATCGGTTGCGCCGTTGACTCGTAACCAAAAGAAAGACTCTGAACTGCGTTAATTCCAGTTCCGTTTACCGCCAATTTCTGGCCTTCTCTCCTTATCCTTGACAACATCTACTCTATTTACACTTTTTAGTGTAATATTTTGAGAGGTTTAAGGAAAAATGGCTGACGAAAACAGTATTTATAACATTACGGAGCATAGCGATAGCGTTACTTACTCTAAAGACGATATCGTAGCCAAATTTGAACGCTTTACCCCCTCAAATGTCCCTAAAAGCGTAAAATACTACTACAGTACATCAAATAACAACCTAGCGAACACCCCTTCTTCTGACTCCCCTCTCTGGGGCGGGGTTACTGTTGCTTCGAACGGAAAAAATAAACCAAATTTTATCTGGAACCCCTCTTATAACACGACCGTAGAACATAGCCCTAAAACGGTAAACATAGTCTTCGGCAACGGATATGAGCAAAGGTTTCAAGACGGAATTTTTAACGACCTTATAAAGCTTTCTCTTAGATTCGAGCATAGAGACATAAAAGAATCAAAAGCTATAAACCATTTCTTAAAAGCCAGAAAATCAGTAGAGTCTTTTATCTTCGAGGATCTTCCTGAGCCCCACAACGACGCTGGGTACAAGAAACTTTTTGTATGTAAAAGTTGGAATAGTGAATTTGTCTTCTATAATAACTATACAATATCAGCTGAATTCATTCAGGTAAACAGATAATGGCAAAAGATTATCATATAATGGACAAAGGTCAGGCTAGGAAATCCATCAAGTCATTGATGTATGAAGCTACTAACCTATCGCCCTCTTCTTTAATACATCTTTTTGAGTTCGACTTAACCTCTGTGGTTAAAAGCATAGGCTCTTCTTTAGTTAATGACGGAGAAGATATAGGCATAGCTTTTGGGGATCCCGATGACGCAGATAACGCCAACATCTTAAGGTTTCATAATAATATAAAAGTTATCGACTCCTATATATATTGGCAAGGAAAAACTTATTTCCCAGCACCAATCCAAGCCGAAGGATTTGATATAAGCTCAAGAGGAACGCTTCCGACCCCTGTTTTAAGGATAACCGCGCAAAAAGAAGAAGAAATAGAAGCTCTAAGCATCTTAAGAAGAACTGTTCATAAATACGGAGATATAATAGGCGCAAAAGTAACAAGAATAAGAACCTTCGCAAAGTATTTAGACGCTAAAAACTTCTCTGACATAAGCCAAGTTGACTCGACTCAAGGAGCCTACCCCTCCCCATTCCCCGATGAATACGAGCCAGACCCCTACGCAGAATTCCCAAGAGATGTTTTTTATGTAGAAAGAAAATCTAGTGAAAACAAAGTAAACCTAGAATACGAATTAAGCGCGTTAATAGACGTCGAAGGAATTAAACTTCCGAGAAGGGTTGTCCTTTCTCAAAAATGCGGTTTTACCTACAGAGGATGCGGATGTTTTTACGAAGAGAAACAACAAAATGTTTTCGATCCAAGCAAACCCAACGGGTGCGCGGATTGTGACCCCCCTACCACGGTTGCCGGACCCGGCACAACGAGCCCCCTCTTGGCTAAATGCGACATAAGAGACAGCCAGCTGGCTCTCCCCGAAAAAGCTCCCCCCGTTGCCACAATAAGAGACGAAAACATAAAAAGTATTCTGGGGCTAACCGAACTAACCCCTATGGGAAAATGGACAAATAAAGAATATAAAATAGGAGAATACGTTAAAATGACAAAAAATAAAATCAACTATTACTTTGTCGCTAGAGTCAATATTCCCATGTCAGAAAACGGCGCCTCTAAATACGCCCCTCCAAACCCAGACTACTGGATCTCAGACATGTGCTCAAAAACCCTGCACGGATGCAGGAAAAGATGGGGAGCAAAAGGAGCAGTTGAAATAGGAGAAACAAAAGACTTTACAAAAGGAGAACTCCAATATGGAGGCTTTCCAAACGCTACCAGACTAGACCAAACGCTAACATAATGCGATGATTATTTCAAAAGAAACAAAAGAAAGAATCAAAAAGCACGCTTTAAAAAACCAAAGCGAAGAATGCTGCGGTCTGATAGTGCAAACAAAAGAAAAATTCGACCTTGAAACCTTTGAGTGCAGGAATTCTGCCGAAAACAAGCAAACCTTTTTTTCGTTAAACCCAAAAGATTATCTTAAGGCGTCCTTACGTGGCGAAATAAAAGCCGTCTACCACTCTCATATTTCTGACAACGAAGAGTTCAGCGCAGGAGACAAAGAGAATAGTAAAAAACATCAAGTGGACTATCTCTTATATAACATAAAAAACGATTCGTTTCATCTTTACGAACATAAAAAAAATGGAGTAAGTAACCTGTCTAAAAAGTTTAAGTGGGGCGTAGCAGACTGTATAATGTTAGTTGTAGACTATCTAGAAGAAAAAGGAGTAAAAATAAAAAACGACATACTCACTGTAGGAAAATATAACTCAAGAGACTCTCGTTGGCCCGAGAAATTTCCTAATTTAATAGAAGACGTGCTAAACGTTAACAATAAGTTTAAAAAAATAAACAAAAACAGCATGCAAGAAGGAGACGTGTTATGCTTTTCTATATTCAAGTCAAGATTTGCGCCTCTCTACGACCATTGGGCTGTTTTAGTAGGAGATAACCAAATCTACCATCACCCAGTCAACAGGCACCCAACAGTCGAAGACTTGGGTAATTTTTATAGATCCAAACTAGTAGACGTGTATAGATATTCAAAATGAACAGCAGCTTAGTAAATATAAAACTTCACGGAGCTCTCGGCAAACAAGTAGGCAGGGAATCTTGGAAAATGGCAGTTTCTTCAGTAGGGGAAGCCATGAGGGCTATAGAAAGCCAAAGCAAAAAACTTTACAAAAGCTTAATCAAAAACGACAAGCAAAACATAAAATATAGAGTCCTGATAAACGAAAAAGATTTTTTGTATGACAAAGAAAAAGACATAAACACAAAAGAAGGGGTTCAATCTTCTGAGCTTATTAGAGAGTTCAAAAATTTAGAAAGCATTGACATTGTACCAGTGGTTGAGGGCGCCGATTTTAAAGATGTATTTGCTATAATTGTCGGGATCGTATTAATAGTCTTGGGGGTTTTTACCTACGGAGCTACGACTCAAATGGGAATGGCTCTCATTGCCGGAGGTTTAGGCTTAGTAGCGGCGGGTGTCGCTAACCTGCTTACCCCCATGCCCGAATTTGGAGATTTTCGAGAAATAGAAGGCGGAGGTCGTACGTCTTATCTCTTTGCTGGTCCGGTAAATACAGTAAGAGAGGGCGGTCCGATCTTTATTGGGTACGGAAGATTAATGGTCGGTAGTCAGGTTATTCAGTCAAGCATAGACACCTTTGATGTTGAGTCCGGGAAGAAGAAAAACACAAGCAAGCTCACCAAAGGTGATCACTGGGGAAAAGAATACTATGGCTTGGACTATCGCGACAATGTCAGAAATAAAGGCGAGGAAACAGTTCAAGGTATGATGAGAAAAAGAGCTGCCGAACACAACGAACAATCTGTCGAAGCAGACGAATGCGCTCCCCATAAAAACGTAGACACTGAAGTAACCACTATTATAACTTCTGACGGAGACGACTATACAGTAGTTAGAACAACTCCCATAATAAAACCTCATGTTCCGTAAACGAAACAAAAACTAGACGATGAGCAAAGATCAAGCAGAAGCAAGACAACCTATTTTTGACGAAGCAGGGGTGTCTCGCGTAAAAGGTGGAGACAACCTTTATACTTCTCTATCCACTCTGGACGTTAGCGACTTGTTATCAGAAGGAGAAATAGAAGGACTGGTGAGCGGCGAATATCATTTTGCTGGAAACATTGGGGAAACCGGATACCAAACCTATACATTTAAATCCTACGTCGCCTTAGATAAAGACGGATCATGTAGCGACAAACTAGGGTATTTAAGATCTGTTTACTGGAACGAAACTCCAGTAGTGGATAAAAATGGATTTTATAACTTTCAAGAAGTAAACCTAGAATGGACAGAAGGAATACCTCAAGGAAAACTTCCTGCGTTGAACCCTAACTTGCCTAACGATAAAAACCTAAAAGGTGAAGACGGATTTGAGCTCACTCTATTCAGAAACATTGGAGAAAGACTATTCGGCCCAAGCATAGAGCTCGGAGAAGGGAAAACGCCCGGCTACTACAGTAAAAACGCGCGGGGGGCTAAGCTTGAAACTGCTCCAAACTCTCCCATTATCCTAGGAGATATCGATAGAAACGCAAAAATATACACCGTATCGAACAAAGAGTGCGTGGCCGTAAGAGTGAATATAAAAGTTACAAAGCTTTTAGAAAACATACAAGACGATCAAAAAGACAATATTAAAGAACAAAAAGGAGACGAAGACCGTAGAGGGTTTTTTGCGCAACCAGAAGACACCATGAAGAACGGCACGCAGCAGCCATACGGCGGCGGCGACATGCGAGCTCGCAAAATTAAATACCAAATTTACACCCGTCCGATTTTCGACACAAAAAACCTTAAAGCAAGACAAGGGGGTTCGCGCACAGACAATTTTGACGAAGATCTTTTTGTCCCTTGGCCCAAAAAACCAGCCGTGGAAGAAGAAATCTTCGGCAGGATAGAAGAGCCTTACGTAAGAAGCGTAGAAATAACCTTTAACAGCACAGAGAGAGACAGTGCTCGCAAAGACTATTTTCTGGGATGGGAAATTAAAATAGTAAGACTTACCCCAGACTCGTTTCATACTTTTTTAAAAAATGATAGCTACGTAGACTCAATCATTGAGGTCTACGATTCCAAGCTTAGGTACCCTTACTGCGCGATGGTTTACTCGAAGTATAGCGCCGAATTCTTTTCGAGAATACCATCGAGGCACTATGATGCCAAACTGTTAAAAGTAAAAGTCCCCAATAACTACAACCCCTTATTAAGAAACTATGATGAGTCTTCAGGCTTTTGGGACGGGTGCTTCAAAGCTGAAAAAGAATGGACAAATAACCCAGCTTGGTGCTTTTATGACCTTCTTACTAATAATAGATACGGACTAGGTGACTATATAGACCCCAGATTCGTTGACAAGTGGACGCTATACGACATAGCTAAATACTGTGATGTCTTGGTCTCTGACGGAAAAGGAGGATTAGAGCCTAGGTTCACCTTGAATCATATTATTACTTCAAGAGAAGAGGCCTATAAAGTCGTCAACGACTTAGCTTCTGCATTTAGATCTATAGCTTATTATGCTTTCGGAAATATATACGTCTCTCAAGATAGGCCTAAGGACCCA